GCTATCTACATCTTTAGCTTTAGACCTTAAAGAAGATTTCCAAAACTTAAACTTTGAAGATGTTATACACGCTTTTAGACAGGGGGTTAGAAACACAGAACACTTTGTACTTAATGTTCAGAATTATTATAAATGGATAAGAGCTCACAGGCAATTAATATGGGATAACGAATCCAAAGAGCCAGCTCGTAGAGATAAGAGATTGGTTTATAGAAGCAGAACAGGGACAGGGCTACATATTATAAATACAGACATTAAAAAATTAAAACAATGAGATTAATTGATATTAAATATAATTACAACAATATACCTAACGATAGATATAATATACTAAGCGATGGAAAAAACCTAGCTATATATAAAAGGTATCTTAAGATATTTTACATAAGAGTAAGTAAGATTTATGAGGGATTAGATTTGCAAGAGGTAATTAACGAGTATAATAAACTAAATAATAAATAAGATGTTAGAAGTAATAGTTTTTGTAATGGGATTCATATTAGGAATGTATGTAGTAACCCAACTAGAAAAAGGAATAAGCAACAATATTAATAGAAAAAAATTAAGAAAAAATTTAGACAAATTAGATAAAAAAAAGTGAGGGAGTAAACATTCATAATACCAGGAAGCCTTCTGGTCTGAAGGATAGATGCTTGAGTCAAAGCGGGTGTTTACTCTGTCTTAATTGGAAACCCGCAAATCTATACCAAGGCTGACTAATGGAAAGACATTATAAATATTAATAACAGTAATATGGGGAGGTTTAAAAGAGGCTTGCATAACCTGATTATTGCCTCCCCTAAAACTGTAAAAAACAAAAAAAATATGATTAGTTATATAGGAGGAAAAAACAGAATGGCAAATTGGATATGTGAATACATACCAAACGACATAGAAGCTTATGTAGAAGTATTTGGAGGAGCGTTTTGGGTTTATATTAAAGGAGATATAAATTCTAAACCTGAGCTTAAAAAAATAGTTTACAATGATAAGAATAAGTTTATGGCAAATCTTTTTACCTGCTTTAAAGACCCACATCTTATGCTTACAGCATTACAAATGTTTGAGTCTCAAGACAGAGAAAGATTTGATAATTTTCAGTCTTATTTAAATACGCTTGTTGAGGAGAATGTTCACTTTCCATTAGGAACTTACCCTGTAGCTGTTCAATACGCTTATATTGCAACACAGGTGTTTAGTGGGAGTAAGATACTAGAAAGTAAATTTATTGACTTAAAAGGTAATTATGGTAGTAAATACGATAGTTTAATAAATAAACTACAAAAGCCTGAGATAATAGAAAAATTAATGAGTATTACAGATGTTCATAATTTAGACTATACAGACATAATATTAAAATATGATGCCCCAAACACATTCTTTTATGTTGACCCTCCATATTGGAAAACAGAAGATTACTATTCAAATCACGACTTTGATAGTGATGACCACAACACATTAGTAACACATCTAAAAAGAATTAGAGGTAAATTTGCATTATCTTATTATGATTTTCCCTTACTGTCAGAGTGGTTACCTAAAGATAAATACAGATGGGAGAGTAAAGAATTTAACAAAGCTGCTGGAGCTCAGAAAGGAAAGAAACAGAACAAAGGAACAGAATTATTAATTATGAATTATTAAATTATGGCAAGCACTAACTTAAAAATGTTACACAAAACAGGAAACAATATCAAGTCAGATGAGTGTTATACTCCTAAAGAGGCTATAATACCTCTTTTATCTTACTTGCCTCCTGAGTGGATTTATTATGATTGTACTAGCGGTAAGAGCTCAAATATAGTAGATTTTCTTAATGATAATGAATTTATTTGTAAAAATAGCGCAGATAGAGATTTTTTAGCTGATGGTTTATTTTCAGAAAAATTACCAAAATTTGACGCTATTATAACCAATCCTCCTTATTCTAAAAAAGACAAATTCATTGAGAGATGCTATGAGATTGGAAAGCCTTTTGCTTTATTATTGCCAGTATCATCATTACAAGGACAAAAGAGAGGGGAGATGTTTAGTGAAAACGGAATAGAAATATTAACATTAAATAAAAGGATAGATTTTACAGGAAAAGGTAGCCCGCATTTTGGGGTCGCTTGGTTTTGTTATAAAATACTTCCTGAAAGATTGATTTTCAAATAAATGCACAGAATTACTAATTATGAATTATTAATTTATATATTTGCCTTATGAAGTTTAATAATATAAAAAGATTATTAAGACAACAGATTGATAATGGGGTTAGGGCTTTATGGACATTTAATGAAAAGTCGTTAGAGTTTACAATGATATATAAACACTACAACAATAGACTTACCATATATACTCCTAAACAACTTATAGAATACTTAGATGGAAAAGAACAAAAGTAAATACTATTATGAATACGACAGGAATATGGATTCAACCTACCCTGTTAAAGCAACAAAAGCTGATGTTATTGATGATAGAGTTCCATCTTATTACATAGGTAAAGAAGGATATCAAGCTAGAAAGGTGTGTGATAATTTTGATTTAACATATCATTTAGCAACCGCAACAACATATATACTTAGAGCTTACAAAAAACACGACACTCCAATAGAGTGTATTAAAAAAGCAATAGCTCATTTAGAATTTGAACTAGAAAAAATTAACCAAGAAAAATAGAACTATGACAACAATTTATATTTTATTAGCAGTGATTATATTATGGCTTATTGGAGTAGATGTTAGATACCACAAGGTCAATAAAAAACTTAGTATCATGCATAACACAGACAAGAGTATGCTTGAATTAGTTACCGCTATCAGACAAAAGAGTGATGAAAAAAACAAAAAAGATAGACCCGAAGTCAAACGAAACAACAAAAAACGGGTTATCAAAAAGTCAAAGCGAGTACGAGCTCCAAAAAGCAGTAGTTAAATACCTACAGCTTCAATATCCTTTAGCTAAATTCTGTGCGAGTTTAGGAGGGATAAGAACATCATATACCCAAGCCGTAAAAGCGAAAGCCAGTGGTTATATAAAGGGCTTTCCTGACCTCCAAATCTGTTACCCTACTAGAGAATCGTGTGGTCTTTTTTTAGAAATAAAGAAAGATAGAAAATCTTACGCCTCAAAATCACAACAAGAATGGATTGAATATCTTAACAAAGCTGGATATACAGCTAAAGTCTGTAAAGGTTTTGATGAATGTAAAGAATGTATTGATGATTATATGAAGATGGAGTATGAGAGGGGGAGTATATAGAGGGGGGTATAGGGGGCAGGGGGTCTGTCCTTTTTTCAAAATCATAAATTTTAAAACCTTAGAATTATGATGGAGATGATATGTAGTGTTTGTAGTAAAGAGTTTGAGCTATTGAAGAATAAAAGTTATTTAGGCCCCAAACTAACATCTAAACATCCTGAAAATTGCGACCCATTAACCACAGATATTATAGGATTGTGTAGTGCTTGTTATAAGGTTGAGAGGAATAAGATTGAAAATAAAAAAGATAAAGATGGGGAAGATAAAAAGAGAAGATAGAAAAGATAGAAGGGGTGGAGGTTACGCTAAAAGAAAGTTTACATATGAACAAGCGGTAGCTATAAGACAATTGTATGAGACAGGAAAATACACACAGCATGAAATAGCTGAAGTGTGCGAGGTTAGTCAACCTATTATAAATCAGATACTTACATATAAAACCTACACAAAAGATTAATGAGCGTTGAAACTGTTATGGCCTTTATATAAAAAAAATAAAAAAACCAAAACACTGTTGAAACTGTCAACCCCTTTATATAAAAAATATTTTTAAAATAAAAAAAATAAAAAAATTTTTCCTCAATAAAATTCTGATGACCATTGAAACTGTTGGAGGCTTCTATATAGCGTTGAAACTGTTGGAGGCTTATAATAGGAGATTTTTTGAGATTTCTATTTAACATAATATTGTTATTTAGAATCAAAATAAATTAAAAAAAATATATAAATTTATTTGTTTTTTACAAATTATTTTTATAGACGCATGCGCGCGCTTCAATATCCCAAACGCAAAAAGCTTTATAATATAATTACATCCAAAAAGCATAAAAACCCCTAAAAGCTAACGAAAATTAGCGAAAATAGACATAAAAAACACCTAAAAAACAAGCCAAAAACACACAAAAACAAACTTTTTTTATCTTTTTTTTAGCTATCCCCTTATCTAGTAAATATAATTTATTTGTAAATATATTATAAATAATTTGTATATTAAATAAAGTTTTGTATCTTTGGAACAAGAAAATTAAAATAATATTAATTAAAATTAAAAAAAATGAAAACTTTATTAAACAAAACACTTTTAAGAGATTTACAAGATTGGAAAATTACAAACAGAGAGAGCGGCCATACTATTTATTTGCAATCAGATAGCGTCAACGCTTTTTTAAGGATGCAAGGAGGCAAGACACACAAATACAAATTTGAAACGCCAGCAACAAGAAAAGCAAACAGAATTTGCAGTATATTAGATTATATTGTATTAAGCTCAGCTTTTACAGGTATTTGCTTAATTTCTTACAATCTTATCGCTTCATAATTATAAACCCTTAAAAACTAAAAAAAATGGAATATAAAGAAAGCGCAAAATTTAAGGCAATTGCCATTGATATGTTAAGCACGCTAGAAACGATAAACAAGATACCGACAAACGACAAATTCAATGTTTGTATAGATACACTAGCGCAGGCAGTTATAAATCCTCTAAAAATATCATATATTAAAAAGGACAAAATAAAAAATTTGTCTGAGCATGCAGGAGTAAAAATAACAGACAAGCCAACAACAGAACAGCGCGAAAAGTATTTTAATTGTTGCAGTCTGCAAAAGTTTGCGAATAACTTTTTTAATAAGGAAGGACTAACGCAAGAGCAATTACAAGAATTTAACGATATTGTAGAGAAGGCAACAAAGGACGCAAATACAACCTTAAAAAAGGAATTTCATATTTTAGACAAGGAATTTATTCCAACTATTTACAACATGCAAAACAATAAAAGCGAATGTAAAATCGCGCTTGATGTTGACCACACATATAAAGAGTTTAGCATTTCTATTGATGGCAGTTGCATGCAAGGAAAGCCCGAAAATTATTTTGATATTTATAAAGATATTAACACAGATACAAACGATATCAAAATAGCTATACTAACACAAGGCACCGAGATAATCGCCCGCGCATTAGTATGGCTAGATGCGCCAGCGTCAGAGATAGACAGACGCAAGAAGCAGAAGCCAGCAACATTTTTTATTGATAGGATATATACAAAGACGCAACAACACAGAACAGAAACGCAAACGGCTTTATATCTAAATATATTAAAGTATTATAATTGTCTTGAGGTTATGAGCGAGCCGACGCCCTCAACAGAAACAGAAGCAGGAATGCCAAAACATATAAAAATTCCTAACTTTTATAATTTACACAACATAAGCGAAGCTATACAAAGAGAACTAGAGAAGCAACACAGCCAGACATTAAAAATAAGTTGCAGCAATTACGCAAGTTTTGATGTTAAAGTAAATAAAGATTATTATAATAGTTACCCTTATATGGATTCTTTTCAGTGGTTTAATACTTATAGTAATTCCTTATCAGCAGATGAGGAGAACGACATCGACATATTAAAATTAGATAGCACTAGCGGAGACTACAGCAATACTAGCCGTTGTGAATGTGAACATTGCGGCTATGAGGTGAATGATGAAGATGATTTGCGATATATAGAAACGGAAGATTTGAGCGCCTGCGAAGATTGCGCAACCTATTGCGATGAGCGCGATGAATATATTTTGACAGATGATGCAATATATAACAATCATACAGGACAATACCATTATAGATG